CATATTTTTTTTGAAACTTAACAGCACCAAATTCTGTGTCATATTTTTTGTAAGCAATTTTATGTACTTTAGAACCAATGATCTTGTCTAAATATTCTAAAATAAAAGTATTACAATCGTTAGTACCCCAAACAAAAGGTTCTCCCATTTTGCTTTCAAGAAAATTATTAACTTTAGTTGCATTTATCATCTTATTTCAGTTGAGATAGAAAGTCTGCTACCAACAGATCCATAATTTACAGATGATGTTGCTTTGTTAGGTAAGACTAAAGTTGCATAAATACCACCACCCACAGCAGAACTTGTAGCTGTATAAAATGAATTTAAAGTCACAGTAAAAAAGTTAGTAGCAGAAGCATCGACTACTGTGTGTTCTCCTTCTATACCATAAAAAGCAATACCACCGACATCATTTAATATTCTATTTATAGTAATTGTATCGCCATTACTTAGACCATGATTTGCGTGGTGTACCTTTATGGTTGCAGAACCAGAAGTTGTTTCGATAGGATTGGTGCGAATAGCAAAACCATCTAACAAAACAGAACTGCCACCACCTCTAGCTGTACTTGATGCAGAAGTAGAAACCACAACAGTGATTTGATTTTCTGAAACTATGGTTGCAACTGTGTGTGTTTTATTTATGTCTGAAGCAGGTACGCCACCAATAGCAGTAGCACCTGAAATAGTTATTGAATCGCTAACTGCCAAATTATGTTGTGCTATATCTATGGTTAAGGTTGTTGATCCTGAAGTTGTTAGTAAAGGATTAGCTATCACTTCTTCTGTTTTGGTCATAGCCACTGTAAGACTGTCAGTAGTTCTAGCTGTTATTCTATTGCCTCCACTAAAATCTGCTTTAGCTATGCCACCAACAGTTTCATCTTCAACAAATAAATACACTAAATCATCAACCCTTGAAAAATTATCTGTGTTTACTGTAATTGCATTAGAACCATTTGTCGTTTCTATTAAAACAGGCACTACTAATTCACCTTCAACTGTTATTTCACTACCACCAAACTTACCTGATTTAACAGATGTGACTGTACTTGGTTTAGCTATAGTAAAACCAAAACCATCAGCATCAATAGCTGTTATTGCGTGAGTATCAGCACCTTCAGAAGCATTAATAAATGAACTTAAAACAGTTTCGCCATCATCAAAAGTTTTTGATTCAAAACCATTTATCTTAACTCTTTGTCCAACACTAAAATTTGCTGTGCTTCTATTTGCGTAATTGATATGCAGAAAAACTGTGCCTGATGATTCTATCAAACTAAATGCCTGGCTACTTGGTTTGACTTCGTTGAAAATACTTTTTTCTGATGGTGCTGTGTTGTTGATTGGTGAAGTTATACTGCCTTGTGATTGTATGTGAGCAGAACCACCACCATTGACTGTGCTACCTGTAGTTGCACCCCAATTCAATTCTTTAACTATGACAGAACTAAATCTAAATCCTGTATCGCCAGAAAAAAAACTTTGTTGAGATTCATTATTTGTAAACCTTACAGAAATTCTTTCAAAATCTACAAATAATGAAGCTGCTGATAATGATAATGTGCTTGTACCTGAATCAACATCTTCTTTTAGAACAGGATTGTTTAATCTACCACTAAAAATTAGTAAAGGATCAGAAACAAGAGCATCGTTAGTATCTAAAAACGCTTTATAAATATCTATTTGTCTGTCTAAATAATTTTCTGCTAAAAATAAATCTGTGTATGTTCTATCTATGCCAGACAAAGAAATAGAAATTTCTTCTATCGTTGCATCATTGGTTTCAACAATATCAGAAAAATTTAAAAAACTACCTGTTGGTGTGTAAGTATTACCAGAAAATGTGACAGGTATGTAGGCATCTGATAAATAATAACTAGCACTATCTAATGTGACTTTAACCAAATGAAAAGGTTTATTAGCAGATTTAACAATTTCTGTTCTAAATGCTGTTGAACTTCCTCTATCCATTTCACTAAAAAATCTCTGCTAAAGACATTGTAAAACCATATAGTGCAGAAGTATCTGTTGCAAATTCTGTAAAATCAGAAGTAAAACTGACTGTGAAAGGCACAGAAGCAAAAGTAATTGTTTCATCATTGGCTACTGCATTAACTAAGTTAGGTGCAAAAGACAAAGTAGCGTGGCTTGTACCATCTGCGTTTAAGTCTGCTGTTGCCATATACACTTTAGAATGACCACTAAACTTGAAGAAGTCACCTGCCTTCATAATGCCTGATTCTGAAGCTGTAAGACCATCTATGGTCGCTGAACTTACCCCAACTGCTAAAGCACCATCAACTACAGGTGATTCAGTTGTATCACCTTGTGATGTGCTGACAACAGGTGGTACATAAGTAAAAGTTTCAAACTGTCCTTGTTGTTTCATAGCAAAAGCATAGATAGGTGCAAATTCTGCTCTAGTCATTGGTGGAAATTCAACTTCTAACAACCATCTTTGACCACCACGCCTTCTGACTTGTCTTTTTAAATTCTGTGTGACCGAAACAAGTGTTGGCTCTATTGATCTTATATTTACGCTACTTGCAGCAGGTGATGTTGGGAATGTGCCACTCACGATACAAAACCTCTCCTACCTCTGCGATTAAACTGTTGTTCAATAATTGCAGAAATTGTTGGTGCATTTTCTGTGATTGCAGCTAGTGTGTCTTTTGAATCAAAAGCTTGAATGTTATAAGTTATATTGACACCCATTCCTGCACCACTAGAACCCATTCCTAGATTTTTATTAGATACTATTGTGCCTGTTTTATTTGGTACAAATAATTCTGCACCAGCTTCACCGACTATATATGGCTTGTTTGCTGTGACAGTACCACCTCTTTCTTTACCTAATCCACCAAAAAAAGTTGTAAAACCGCCTGTGATTTTATCAATTATTAATTTTTTTACTGCAATCCTTACAAGTTCTTTCATTACAAAATTAGCAAAATCTTTAAATGCGAATTTACCACTCATTAAACCATCTACCAATGTGTTTTCAAATGTTTGCATTGATTTAGTTATAGTATCTCCAATCATTTCTCCTGTTGATTTAAACTTCATCTCAAAAGCTTTTAATGGTTCGTTTACTTGTCCTGCAAAAATCTTTAATTTTTCTTGAAAACTTACAACCGCGTTTTCTCCTGTTTTTAAACCTTCAGATATAACAGGCGTAGTTTCTAACATTTTCTCTTTAATTTTTTCTAATAAACCAACAGAAGTTTCTAATAAACCTTTTTGTGGTGGTTTGTTAAATTCATTTTGCAGTTCTATAATTTTTTGTTTGTATTCTTCTGCGGTTTCTAATGAACCTGAAAAACCAAAAGATAAAGAGTGCATGGTTTCCTCAAAAATAGCAGAAAGTTTATAAAACTGTATTTTTAAAACTGTAATCAAATCGCCAATAGTGCCAAAAGTATTAGTAAAAAAACTTAAAAAAGCATCCAATCCACTCATAGCAGATATGAGTCCATCGATTATTCCAATAGCAAAATCTTTTGTAAATTTTTCAACACCACCTTCTTCTGAAGCAATTTTTTTGAAAAAGTTAGAAATTTTTGTAGTTGCAGCTGTTAGAGCAGGTACAAAAGCCATAGTAAATAACTTTTGTAATGTATCAATTTGACTTGTTAGTTTGCCTGTTTCATCTTTAAATTTTGCTGCTGCTTTTGTTGTTTTAGAATTAATTATAATCCCTAAAGCTTCTGCCTCAGTAAACATTTCTTTAAGAGAAGCTGAGCCACCTTTAAGAGTATTAACAAGTGCTGCACCTTCTGAATCAAAAAATTTAAAAGCTAGTCTTAATTGTGTTGAACTATCTTTTGCATTATGTAATCCATCAGCAACATCAAACAAAATTTCTTGTGTACTTCTAAAAGAACCATCTGATTTTTTTAACTGTATTCCTAATTCTGCTAAAGCACCTTGTGCTTCACCTGTGCCTTTTTGTGCTTCGCCAACTCTCCTAATAAACCTCTGCATAGCCATATCTAAAGTTGTTTGTGCTATGCCTGTTTGGTCTGCTGCAAACCTTAATTTTTGTAAGAGTTCGACTTGTATGCCAAGTTTATCTGAAACCTTTTGTACTTTATCTATTGCATCTGTATTTCTTTTTACTAAAGCTGCAACTGCAAACGCAACACCACCAATAACAGCAGAAAATTTTGCAAATATTTTTACTGCACTAGTTGCTTTGTTTTTTATAGATTTTAATCCTGAACTTACTGATGAAAAAACCCCTTTAGTTTTATTAACAGCAGATATGACAATATTTAATTTGCCTAAATTACCCATCTTTTTGCATCCTTTTATTCACTTCTTCTAAATAAACCAT